GAAGTGGGGGGGAATACCAATCTTTCATCGAATTTAACGGTGACGGGAAATACTTATATTTCCTCTAATTTAACGGTAGTGGGAAATACTTATATTGAATCGGATTTAGTGTTGACAGGGAATGCTATGGTTACTGGTATTGTAGGCACAAGTACCGTAGGAGGTCTTAATATACCCTATGGGGACAGCTCGCAGCGACCAACGAACCCAACTGTGGGTACGATACGCTACAACACTGAATTGAAGTACGTGGAAGCGTACCAAGGAAATGGCAAATGGCTTGTAATCACTTCACCACCCGTGATCACGAGTTTCTCACCAAATAACGTGAGTGTCGATGGTGTTCCTTCAGAAAAGGAATGGAACACACTACAGCAGATAGAACACAACGATCCTGGTGGCAGTGACCAGTTCGGTCACTGTATTGATATATCGGCGGACGGGAATTATTTAATCGTTGGGGCGTACCTAGATGATCCCACCAAAGAGGATGGCAGTACGGGGAGTGATTCAGGGTCGGCCAAGATTTACATCAGGGCACCCAGTGGTGACACGACACCCTCTGGTACTACTTGGAGTTATCAAGCTACGTTGTTCGAACCTAGCACGGCGGATGGAGATACGAATGCCATGGAAAGTAGCGACCAATTCGGCTATTCAGTTTCCATTTCCAATGATGGGATGTATGCCATCCTTGGGGGGCGATACGATAACCCAAACACACCGGATGGGGATGGGTCGAATACGGATATGGGTGATTATGGTTCGGCTCTCGTGTTCAAAAGACAACCCGATGGTACATGGGAGTATATGGATAAGCTGACCCACGAAAACCATATACGACGGAATAGTTCCGATTACGCTGGTGAATCGTGTGCTATGTCTGGAGATGGGAGGTACGCCATCGTTGGGGCGTACTCCGATGACCCGCATAACGCACAATACAACAACACCTCCGACACCGTCATCTCCGCTGGAGGAGCAGCGCATATATTCATCAGAGAAGCTAGTGGTAAGTGGTCCCATCAAGCTGAGTTGACTGATAAAAATGTTAAGGATAGCGACAACTTCGGTAGGTCGGTCGACATATCTGACGATGGTACTTATGTTGTTGTCGGGGCCCCCTATGATGATGCCCTAAACACTAATGCGGGGTCGGTGCACATTTTCAAGAGGGATGGTACTATATGGACCCAGATGGTTGAACTCTTAGACTACCCGACGTCGCAGTCCGCGTCCTCTTCCGATTATTTCGGCTGGTCAGTTTCCTTTTCAGGAGATGCTAAATATTTGGCGGTTGGGGCGTACTCGCAGCCTGTCAACGTCCCTCATCAAGACGTCAGCAACTCCACGACCCGTACCGATGCAGGGAAGGTGCATATGTTTTATAGGGAAGGTGATGAGTGGCAGAGGGAACAGGTAATTAACAATTTTTATATTGATGATGTAGATGAATACGATTGGTTCGGCTACGACGTTGCCCTTTCAAATGACGGAAATTACCTCGTAATTGGAGCACCAAAGGATGAACATGCTGCTGCAACACAAACGTATGCCCATGGTGTATCCCATTTATATCGTCGCGAGCCTTCAACGGGTGGGACAAAAAAAAACTTCGGTCAACTAGTATCGGATGGGAGATCTGAATCGATGTGGACTTATGTTAGACGATTGTATGACCCAAATCCAATGGGGCACGCGGTGTCCTCCGTGAATTACACGAGTCAATCTGCAGAAATGTTCGGCTATTCGGTCGCCATATCCGGTGATGGGAAGTACATAGCAAATGGGGTCTACCTGGATCACGTTACCGTGAACAGTAATGAGATTGGTGATGCAGGGACAGTTCAATTATTTACCGCTGATGATGTAACCTCCTCAAATGTTATTGCATTACCGTCTACAGAGGATCAGGTATTTACCGTTAACGGTACAGGGTTTACCGAAGGAACGATTGTAAAGCTCGTAGGTGTGGATGGTAGCCTTCACGATGTGTTTGACATGACATTGACCAATTCAGACGAAACACAATTATCTTTCAAAATGGGACGTCATCGAACTATCGATGGCTATGATATAGAAAAACGCCCGTATAATATTAAAGTCATATCTGACACAGGATTTGCAACGACCAGTAGTGATACGATTAAGCTTGGCGGTAGATGGATTTCACCCGGGGTTGATTTTGTATTCGCTTTTGATGTTACTAATGCACAAAATGTTACTCTCGGAAAGGTGATCGGTGTAGATGCAGCTGGGGGTAATAATGTAACATATGGTGTTAACCCCGCTACCCCCCTGCCCAATGGTCTATTTCTCAATGCGGTTACGGGTGTAGTATCTGGTCAAACTGCAACTGCTGGTACAACGGATGTAAAAGTTAGGGTAATTGATACAGCAACGCAAGGGTACGAGGAAAGAAATCTAAAGTTCGTTGGGTATGAGGGTCTCTATTATTTTCATAAACACACGTTCACACCCTGTGACCAGAAGGGGAGATACGGACCAACTCTCGCAGAATGTATAACCGATTATGGTAATATGGTTCCCTGGAATCAACCGTCCTTTTTTGCATTGGGAACACTGTCTGGTGGTGCAACCGCGGATGGTTTCCAGAAATGGACCATTCCCAAGAACGGAATCTACGAGATTGAGGCTTTTGGAGCAAGAGGTGGTGACGCGGATTATTACCAGAATGGCCTACCAGGTAGGGGTGCACATGTTAAGGCTAGATTTGCTTTTCTGAAAGCAGAAAAAATTATTATGATTGTGGGACAGCAAGGTACCGCCCCCCAAACCTCTAGTAATGGTGCAGCTGGGGGGGGTGGTGGTACTTACGTTATCAAGGATGAGGCGACAACCTCCACAGATGACATCTATCTGATTGCGGGTGGTGGTGGGGGTGTCACCGAACATTATTCTGGCCAAACATCTAATATGAGAGCCTATGACGCCCCAGATGCCATAGGAAATATACAGGGTACAATCTCAACTGGTGGTGCGGGAGGAGGTAACAGTGTTGGTGGTGGTGGGGGATGGTCGAGTGCCGGAACGGGGAGCTATGACACCATGGGACAACATCCTTTCGGCAGCTCAAGGGGGGGTGACCATTACACTGGGTCTTCCTCGACCAGAAATTCCGAAGGTGGTTTTGGGGGTGGTGGGGGTGGATATATTGAGAATGCTGGTGCTGGTGGTGGGTACCGTGGTGGAAAGGGAAATTATTATAATTATCAACACCCCAACTCGTCTTATTACGGATCACAGTCGTGGATCCAGGTCGATGGAATTGGTGCAAAAATCGCATCCACGGGAGTCTTCCTTGGTAATCATACCGAGAATGATGGTAAAGTGATTATAACATATATAGGCCCGACGGCGTAAGAAGATGCTTCAGGATAAAAATATTTTGATAGAATATATGTCGTCGTTCGCTGAAATCATGGAAGCTATTCTCCCAGATGTAAAGTATACATCTGACGGTACCTGGGAAAGTGTTGTTTTCACTGATCCAACATTCGATAGACCCGCGGATGATCTATACGAGGATGGATTGTATAGACTAACGAACGTCGAAGCGATTAAGAAGTTTCGCGAAGAGAGAAACACACGCCTGAATGAGAGCGACAGATATGTGTGTCCCGATTACCCACATCCACGCTATCTATTAAGTCTCAAGGAATGGGAAGAGTACCGCCAGGCTCTCCGTAATCTTTCAGAGACAGCCCGCCCAACTTTAGATGAAGATGGAAATCTAAAGGATGTTGTGTGGCCGGCCAAAGTAGACGAGCGACAAATTCAAATAGAACAAAATAAAATAGAGCTAGCCGCGAGAATAAAATTGAAAGAGGAATCAGAGAAAAAGGAATAGACATGATACGAATATCTTAGCATAAACCCTCCCCAAATTCACCAGGCTTGTTCCTGGACCTTATAAATTTTCCAAGGTTTACAAGGTCCACCTCCCGAAGTCTGCAGGACTTCTTTCGCTATTTAAAAATAAAGTCTCACTATATTATAAATGTCTGGTGGTATTGCCCAACTCGTTGCCGTCGGAGCCCAGGATGCCCACCTCGTCGGTGATCCCGAGGTGAGCTTCTTCCGTTCCACCTATAGGCGTCACACGAACTTTTCACAGACTGTCGAACGTCAGGTGATCCAAGGTGCTCTCTCCGAAGGTGGTATGTCCACTGTTCGCTTCGAACGTAAGGGTGATCTCGTCGGGTACACATACTTCACATCGATCAACAACGCCACCAACGCCTGTGAGGCTCTTGACTGGTCGACCATTATTGATAAGGTCGAGCTTCTTGTCGGTGGTCAGGTGATTGATGAACATGATGCTTTCTTCACCAACAATATCGCCCCCAACCTCTACGCGACAGGTCTCGCCAAGTCTGCTGCCGGTGGTCTCTACAAGGGCGGTGCCAATACCGCTAAATTCTACCCTCTCCGATTCTCTTTCTGTGAGAACTGGCAGACGGCTCTCCCCCTCGTGGCTCTCCAGTACCACGATGTCGAGCTTCGT